AAATTAAGGCGATGTACAGCCAATACTGTTCGTGGGGTTTGACTTGTGGTGACAGTGAAGGTATTGATGATGTTTGGAACATTCATTATAGCTTCAGTGGCCATCTCATCTGCTTGAGATCCAAACGGAACATCTGATCCTGAAACCAAGTTATTCATATTTATCGAAAATTGATGCGCTGGAAGCACACCTTCATTCGTCAAATGTGAATCACCTGGTTTCCATTTGATTGCTTGAACTGGAGTGTCTGAACAAGGTTTTGAAAAACCGAACATTCCCGCAAGTTTGGCACCAATGTTTAGTAAGGGAGCAGCGACAGCTGCAGCCGCACCAATAACTGGTATTCCAGAAGCTAAAGTTGCTATCTTCGCTCCCGTTCCCAAAATGCCTGAGATTGCTCCGCCTTTCTCCATCGGCTGAGATTCAGTGATGTGTCCTTCAGAGACAACACCAGTTCGTCGTTTTTTGTTTTGCGTGGTTGGAAACATTTTCTTAAAAGCTTCTGGATCCATTTCTTTCAAAATGGTCAGACGCTCTTGGATATCGTCGATTTGATCCTGAACAGTAGTTACTAAATCACCAGTTGTTGGGTAATTCAGCTCAATTGAGTCACGAATAGCAGAGACATATGCCCTAAAGGACACTGTTGACCCTGCACTTGGTGTTAATCGTGACATAATTATTGTACCGTTCGAACCATATCCACCTACCAGATCACGTCCATAGAAAGGTGAAATCCATGGAGTGTGAATGTTTAATGTTTCTGCTGTCGTTAAAGACATCTGCCTATTCGGTACTTGACCAAGCTTCATGATTGAAGTAGTTCGCGTTGCCAAAATAAGCGGATCTAAGTCTGCATAATAAGAAAGCATTATTCCTCCTTGATTTGTAGGCAAGGTGGAAAATTCAAATCTTACCGCTAAACTAGCCTTAAAGTAAGCAAAACCACGCAATTTGTCTCTAACATTTGGTTGAGCCAAGAACGAAGACGTAACATCCCACGTGTTTATGATATCTCCGGGAGCACCCCCAATAGGGATACTACCATCATAGAAAGCATATTCACGGGATAAAATGTCTAAGATTGTATGTTCTCGACCTTCCATCATGTTAGAAACAACGCGTTTATCGATAGCTTTTGGAGCAGGGACAGTCTCCTGTAAAGGAGCGTCGACTGTTGAAAAAGCTACGATTTCGTTTCCGGTTGTAATTGGCACTGACGGGTCCACAAATGGAGGATCATCAGTCTGTGTCGTCATCATTGAGTCGTTTTGAGTTTCATCGTTTTGTTGAGAAGCAGCCCATTGATTTAGTCATGCAGTCAAGCTACGCTGCACAACTTTCGGAGATGAATCTTTTGGCAAGCCTGTTGCCACGGCGTTCGACATAAATATGTCTCCGTTAAGTTTTTGTTGTTGAATACGACATGTCTCAGCTTCTGAGGGAATCGCATTCAGGTTATCATCTGTATCGCTAGGACCAACTATTGGTCCGGTGATCTCAGATGGATCTTTTGAAGTTTTCACATAACATCGGATTGACATCTGCGAAAGATAGCATTTTGGATCAAGGACGAGATTATTTTCTCTACATAATTGGATAATTTCCTTTGAATATTTTCCAAATATTTCCTCATCGTGCATAGCCAGTTCTCTTATAGCAGTTTCAGCATTAACTTGATACTGAAACTTCTTGAGTTCTTCCTGCCTATCATCTACTTTATCCCAATTTAATGGTTCTAAAATAGACGACAACTCGAGTGGTGCAAACCACGCATTGATAGTCTTATCAAAGATAAATCTTCGTTTAAGAATGGATACTTCACTTAAAGTTTTATATTCAAGTTCTGAACCATCTTTACTATCTGTTGTGTACGTATGTCCAAATGTTTTCATTTTCGCAGATATCAATTTCGGATCCACAATTTTGCAGAATTTAGAAGAAAAAGACATGCAATTATCATCCCCATAAAAATAGGGGCAATAATGCTTAGTCAAATTATTTCTAACTTCCATCGCTTCATTTCCTCCGATGTCCGTCAACACTTCCCATAATACTGAATACATTAATCCAGCATTGTAGAGAGTGTTGATTAAGGCAGTACCAGGATTCCCGG